CATTATTTCAAATATTTGGCGGGGTAAAGGACGATACTGATCCGAAACAAACTCCAGCTCAATATTTTACTGAGGTTACTAACTGGAATTTCCCTGATACTAGCTTAAATGGGCTTGAGAAAATATTGTTTCCTTCTGTTATTAATACTATAGGCATAAAAGCAATAGACGGACTATATGAGTACAGATACTTAAACAATCTCAATGTATTACAAACAGAACAAATAGCAGTTACGGACGGAAGTATATACAAAGGTGTATTAGCGACAGAAGCGCTATTAAAGTCAGGCCTTACCGCAGGCAGAGTATCGTTTGCGGCATATAATGATAAGTTGTTTATTGCAAACGGCAAAAACTATGTAAATATTTATTACGGTATTTTAGGCTTAGTTTCCGAAATGGGTGCGCCGGTCGCAGAGCTTACAGCTACTGCCGGAAATGTTAATGTCGGCGCTCATTATTATGCTATGAGTTATGTAACGGCAGGCGGCGAAGAAGTTTTAGGGAGTGTGTCAAATACTGTTACCGTGGCAAGCTCGGCAAAGCAGGTAGTATTATATTTGCCAGTTGGGTATGACGGAACTTTAACACGGAATATATACAGAACTGAGGCCGGTGGCACTACACTAAAGTTGCTTACAACAATTGCAAATAATACAGATATGACATACACGGACAATATAGCAGACGCAAGCTTGACGACTACAATGCCCGCAGTAAACAATGAGCTACCGAAGCCGTATTTCTTAGCGATTGCGGGACAATCTTTATATGGGGCAAAGGTAAGCTTATTGCCGACGCAATTATTTAAAACTGATACAAATTTAGAGGTTTGGGATGCTGCTCATTTTATTGATATTGCTAATTATGGTAATGATAATACTCCGATTGAAGGGGTAGGCATAGATTTCAGTAAAATTATAGTCGGAACTGGTAAGCATATTTACATTGTTGAGCCGTCGGACACTTTAGTTAATACTGATACTGTTCAAATAACAAGAGCGAATGTTGGGATAAAAAGCGGGTATTCGGTTGTATCGGTTCCGGCTTTTGGCGAGTTTCCCGGTGGGTTAATGTTTGTATCAACGCTTAACGATGTTAGAATTATAAGCGGTGAGCAAAAGTTACCGGTTGCGACAGTTTTCGGTAATATACGAACAGAGAATTGGGCGCAGAATATACGCACTTCGTTAAACGCAGAGTTACAATCTTATACTAATATTTGTGCTGAATTTTATAACTATAGGTATCACTTAGCAATTGACAATATAAAATTTGTATTTGATATACGAGCTAAGGGCTGGACTACACACGAAATTAAATCAGCTACTTACGAATCGAAGCCGCGCTGTTTTGCTACTATGGGAACACCGGCATATTTATATAACGGTCAATCCGACGGTAATATTGAGAAAGAATATTCAGAAATACAATATAGAGGTGAAGACGTGTCCGCTACTCTTAGAAGCGCGTATTTGGAAGTTGGCAGATTGTTCAAGTGGTTTAAAAAACTAATAATGTGGTTCAAAACAAGTTTAACCAGCTCAACGAATGTTAATATTGTTTTAGATTCTAACACTGCATACCCTGTTACGGCTACAATACCGTTATATGGTGGTGTATTTAATCCGCTATATTTTAACGCTACATATTTTTTGACAAGCTCTCGAGGTGATAGTGATTTCAGAGTTTTCAATATTGGTTTTCCGTGCAGGTGGGCTACATTTACGCTAACCTGTACTACCGGCAATATATCATTTTTACAATGGGGCGCAGTTGGAAGTCCGTTAAATAATGCACAGGAATTACAATGATCAAGCTTGTAAAATTTCAAGGCGAGTATATAGATAAATCTATCCAATGGCACAAAAACAAAAAGATTGCCGACTCAATAGGCTTGTGGGGCGAATATACCGACGAGAATTTAAATAATTTAGTTTGTGACTGGATGTTTGGCAGCAATATAAAAATATTCGGAATAGAACGAGATAGTAAGCCAATTGGATATATTATGTTTAAGAATATTGATAATCAAAATAGAACAGCTGATATACATATTACAATTGGTGAGCCTAGTTTGTGGGGCAAAATGTCGTCTTATATAGCATACAAGAAAATGCTAGTTTATGGATTTACTGAATTGAACTTGAATAAAATTCATACTTATTGTTTAGAAACTTGCCCGACACTTGTAAAGATTATGAACAAAAATCCATTTGGCTTTAAGAACGAAGGTTTTTTACGAGCTTGCTTAAATAAAAACAATAAGTATATCGGCACACATATATATGGTTTATTAAAAAATGATTTTTACAAAGGAGCGACATTATGCCCGCAGTAGTCCCGATTATAGCAGCAGCCGGAACAGTAGCAGCTTCAAATGCGTCAGCAAAGGGCGCAGAAAATGCAGCAGATGTACAGGCAAAAGCGCAAACTACTCAAATCGGAGAATCAGCTAGGCAATTTGATATTACAAACACGAATCAACGTAACGATCAAGCCGCACGGTTAAAAGCTTACAATGAATCTATTGCCCGTGGCGAATCCCAAATGGGCGAAGGTGAGTCGTCACTTATGGCAAGTTTGGACGAAGCAAATCCCGAACTAGCACAGCAAGAGGCTGATTTACGCTCAGGTAATGCTAAGGCTTTGCAAGATACTACCGGACAAATCAGCTCGAATCTAGCAAGGCAGGGCGTAAGAGGCGGACAGGCGGCAACATTATTAGGTCGTTCCGTCGGCGAAATGGGAACGACTGCGCAGAAAGATATTAACCAGATGAAATTTCAGGACGCAGATACTCGGGCCGCTCAAAAGCGTGCTTATTTGGCAAGCAAAGCTGGCAGAGGACAGGCGGCTACGCTTCCGGCAGGAGCGATATAATGGGCGCACTACGTGACGCATACGATAGTTATCAGAAGAAAACAGCTGTTCCCGAAATAGCGGCAATGCCGAAAAGTTACGCTCCGGCTTATTATGAGACTATGGGCAAAAATGTAGAAGTACCTCGTCCTGTAAACGCAAATGATATATCTTCGGCGGTCAGTGGCAATTATAAAAAATATGGCGGTGGGATTAGAGGTATTGGAATGGGAGCTTTGGCGGGCATTGGTAAAATAGGCGAGTTTATGGGTACTGAGCAAGGTGCAAATATTATGGCAGGATTGCAAACTAATCCATATTTAGCAGAAGGCTATTTAAAAACAGCAGATAAATTAGGGCGTAAAGAAGCAGGCGCAGTAAGCGCAGCGAATCAAACTAACATGGAATTATTAAAGCAACGTGGCGAAGATGTGCGCGAAGCCGGTAAGTCGGCGGCTACTGCTAAACAATCACAAGATAACTTAATACTACAAAATATGCTTAACGAGCCTAGCCTTGCAATATCGCAAGGTCAACTTGCGCTTGCGGGAAAGCGCGAAGAGCGCGAGACTAAACAGCAGGAAGCTGTACAGAAGACCGGTGAAGTAAAAACCGATTACGATCAGAAAGTAAAACCTATTCTTGATATGGCAAATGATTTGTATGCTAAAAAGAGTATCAGCGAGGCAAATTACGCAAAGCTTATACGTGAGCCGTTAAAATATAAGGTAACAAGCTCAGCTCATAAGATATTTGGTATCGGCCCGGGTGCAGGTATTACAGAGGGGAAATTAAGTGTCGATGCAAATGGCAATAAAGCTTATGTATTCCCTGACGGAACAATTAACGAGGTTCAATAATGGCTTTTGATATTTCGACAGCTAAACCTATTGAAGAGCAAGTAACAAGCGGCTTTGATATTTCGACGGCTAAACCTATCGAAGAAGAAACGGCACAGTCTGAATCTTTAGGTGGTAACCTTTTAAAAGATGTAATTGAAACAGGTAAGGGGTTAGTACCGGGAATGGGTCAAGCAGTTTCTAATGTCGGCAAAATGGGTATGGATGTAATGCTAGGCTCGAGCGTAAGAGATTATTTAGGGCAAGGTAGAGAATCAAATAATCCGGTTATTTCAGCAATTAATGAGCCTGCGATTAAGAATATTGCAAGGGAAACACAATCGCAAGCTATTGCTGAAGAGCCGAAATATAATACTTTAGAAAAAGCAAAAGAAACGATGTATAAGCATCCAATAAGTAATATACCAATGCAGGCCGCAATGATGGCAGCTCCAACTTTGCTAGGTAAAAAAGCTATTAAGCCATTATCGCAAACAGAGTTTATTAAAGCTCAAGGTAAAGCATTGAAGAAAGTAGGCGGAACTTCTGAAAATGTATTACAAATGATGAAAGAGAATCCTGAGCTAAGCCCGAAAGTTAGAGCATTTGCAGAATCTAAAGGCTATAAGGTTACACCGAAACAATTAGAAAAAGTTATACGAGGCGAGCGTGAATCTGTAGACACAGCCGAATTATTACCAATCAAACTTGAAAAAACGCAGATACAAAATCTTGCAAAGAATAAGTTTTTACAGGATAAAATAGGTAATTTTACCGGCGCGCAAGCAGCTGAATATGCAGATACGGCCGCAACATTGACTAAAGAAGTAAAGCCGGGTATTCGTAAAGCGCAGAATGAATTTTATAAAGAGCTAGGCATTAAAGATAGCGATTTATTAAATGCAACAGAAGCTCAAAACAAAATACTTGATATTATAACCGAAGGCGCTAAATATGTTGACGAAAGAGCAATCAAAAATGCAACAGCTTTATTTGACGATATATCGAAAAAGCCTGAAATAGATTTTGGTACTGTAAAGAAGAATGCAAATATTGCGTATGATTTAGCAGAAGCCAATGTAAATAATATCGGCAGAAAGACTCCGACGGGTAAATTTTTCACAGATATAGGCAATAGTTTAACAAAGTTAAAACATACAGATCCGCGAATTTCTAAAGCGTCAGCAAAATTTGCAGAGTTACTTGAAGCTGAAAAACTTATCAATAAAACACTAAGGGCAAGTTCAGAGATGGGCGAAATGTCGCTTGATAAGAAAATATTAGCTTCGCATAAAGATAAGGGATTTTTAGATACTAAGCGGAACTTGGCTAGAATAAATGATATTTTAAGCAAATATCCCGAAACAAAACAATTAGTGAAGAAAGGCGGTTTTAACGATATGATACAACTTGCGCAACTTGCTCAAGATATATCGTTAAAGAAAACAACAAATCCAGTGGGATTCTTTAACAGGTTTGGACTGCAAGCTCTAGGCAATGTTTTGAAAGTAGGTGATCCGGCAGTGCAAGCGCAATTACTTGTTAAAGGTATAAAAAGCGGTAGGATTAATCCCGAAGCTGTTGCTGGAATGTCGAAAGACTATCCGGGTATTATGTTCGGCGGTTTGAAAACAAAAGTAGGAGCATTAAAAGACATATTAACATTTCCAAAAGGGAGAAAATAAATGGCAACACCTGCAATTACGGATTTTATCCTCTACACTTCAACGCCGCTAACTGATACTGATTATGAGTTTAACTGGACGAAGCTGGTTGACTATGTTACCGACGGAACATTTGACTTTACGATTAAGTCATTGACGGTAGCGGCTGGCGATGTTTCTATTAAGCCGGCAAGTGATTCGACTACGACTTTCGAGGTGGTTGATACTTCCGATGTTTCTATTTTAGCGGTTGATACTACCAATAGCAGAGTAGTTTGTCCGACAAATTTATATATAGGTGGCGCGGATATTTGCCCGCTAGGTGCAATGACATTATTTGCCGGTGCTACTGCTCCAACAGGCTGGCTGATATGCGACGGTTCGGCTATTTCTAGGTCAACTTATGCTGATTTGTTTGCCATTGTATCTACAACATACGGCGCAGGTGATACTACAACAACTTTTAATATACCGGATTTGAGAGATAAATTTGCCATTGGAAAATCAGGGTCAAAGGCTCTTGGAAGCACAGGCGGATCAACTACTATTGCCGAAGTTAATTTACCTTCTCATGTTCATTCGTTGAGTACGACTGTTTCTCTACACGCTCATACATCTAAGGCTGTTACAGCGGCGGGAGTTGGTACGACCGCAGGTACTTGTTTCTTGGTAACAGGTTCAACGGTTGCAAAAAGAGTGGATAGAACAATTACAGATTTAGAGCAAACATCGGATGATAATGCATCTCTAACTGGTGACACAGCGGCTGTAGGTTCAGGAACAGCATATAATCAGCCGTATCAAGCATTAAATTATATCATAAGAGCATTATAACATGGCAGAAATCCTAGTTAAAACAGGCGACACAGCAACTAACGCAAGCTATAAAGGCAAGCTAGGCGAGGTTACGCTTGATACACAGCGCAAAGTATTAATCCCGCATGACGGCGTAACTGTTGGCGGTATGCCAACGATAGGTTTAGACGGTACTGCAAGTTATCGTTTTAAATTTCTTACAGGCACAACGGCCGGCGCAGAAGGTGGCAATACTCAAATAGCGCATGGCTTAACAGGTGCGAAGATTATAGGAATTATCCCAACTGTAGAATTTGCAACGAATAGTGGGCTAATGCCGCACGATCCTTCAGCTGGATATAGTTATAGGGTCTTGTGGGATGCTACAAATGTAATCGTATATTTACACGCAACAGAATCAGAAAATATATTGAACAAGCCAATTATAGTATTGGTAATCTATGAAATATAAAGGAGCAAGTATGAAAAAAGTATTATTGCCGTGGCTGTTTGTAGTGATTTTTGCAGGGATAGTTAGCGCTGCAAGTGATCAGGTATATGTAGGGTGGGGTAGTTACGACGACGCTTCTACAGATACTCGCAACTATGCTTTAAATGTTAGCTCGATGTCCATATCAACAATGTCAGCAGTAAATTATGGCGTTCAGCGGATTATTTGCAATAACGGAACTGCTACAGTTTACGAAGTTAAAATGGTAACGAACAATACTACGCTTACGACAATCGGACAGCCTTTGACAGCTTCCGAAAAATATGTTGAAGATAAATGGTTTGGCGTTATATATTTACAGACAATAGCAGGCAGCGCGGCACAAAATATAAGAGTCGAAGAATTGAAAAAAGCTAATTAAGGATCATCTAAATGAAAAAATTAATAACATTATCCGGATTATTACTTTTCGCAAAACTAGCAATAGCTAGTAATTTTAACCTAGGGGTAGCATCTGTAACTATTAGCGGAAATTATCTGCTGAAAACAGGCGATACTATGACAGGTAATCTTGTAGTGCCGAATGAAACTGTTACCTATGGAATAACTGCTACTACGGCAACTATACCGACATTGCAAGGTGCAGTATCAACGACAGGAAATCTTACAGCACCAAACCTAACAGCGACTTATGGCGTTAGTGCGGCGACATTAACTGTTAGTGGGGTATCTAACTTTGCGGGGTTAATGACATATAATCAAGCTATGTTATCAGGCGGTACGATATATTTATATGATGGAAATAGCAAAAAAAAGTTATGGCGCACTGGCGGCACCGGGAACATGAAAGTAACAAACGGCGACGAGGTAGGCTTAACAGTTGCCGACGGAGTAGGGCATACTATATTTGATAGCGGAATAACTGCTTCTTCTGGAACTTTTAAAAATGGAATGGTACAAGTTTCAACAGCGACAACAGCAACAAGAACAATGAAAATGGGTGGAGTAGTCACAACACTACCTACATCGGATGTTGAGATAGATACTCTTTTTATCGTTTCGACTGATAGTATTTTATGGATTTCTACGCAAGCAGTTACAGGGGCGTATAGTTACAAGAAAGTAGGGGCGCAATAATAAATGGAATTAAAACATAAAGCTCATCATATTCTTAAAGGCAGAGTTACTAGCATTACAATAATACTAGCATTTTGCCTATATGCTTATATAGGCATTCATACACATAAGCCGATAGATTGGTTTGTAGATCGGCTTGTGTGTTTAATGCTGGTATATGGCTTTAGGAAGGCAATGGGCTTTGGCAGGGCGGGGAAAGCATGAGCACAAATGCAACAAATATAGTATTTTCCGACTTAGGCGATTCAGGCGCTTCGATTATTATAGAAATTGACGAAAATACTGAAATAGTATGTGCATCGTATTATGGCGCAAATATTAATAATCCTGTATGGAAAATATATAAAAGAGTATATTTAACAGACGCTAATTTTAGCGGTTATCCATACAGGCGTATTCTATGGCCGCAAGATCCTGTTACCGGAATAGCAATAGGCGATGCAACACTAATAGCTGCCAATGCGCTGACTTATACTTTTATCTAATGAAAAAACTATTATTTCTACTTCTTTTATTGCCTTCCATATTAAAAGCGGAATATCGGATTAACGATTATACGCACAAGCTTGATTATTACAAGAATAATGTTTCAACTGCTACAAAAGCGCAATCATTAATTGGCTATGTAATGGCTAAATCTTATGGAGTTGTAGGCGATGGAATAACCGACGACACAGCAGCTTTGCAAAATGCAATAAATGCTTGCGGTGCTACTAAAACACTTTTCCTTCCTGACGGTACATTTAAAGTCACTTCTACTACCGGCACTTACGCACTAACTTCTTCATGTTCTATCAGAGGAACTGCTCCAAAGAATTGTATCATTTACAATGCCGGTACTGGTTCTGCCATGAACTTAAAAGGCTCTGGCTACTATACTACATGGAAGGATTTTCAGGTTAAAGGTTCCACAAATAGTGAAGATGGTATTGTAACGACTTCCACAGGTACTATGGGCTGGGAAACGGCTTACGGCTCATTCGAGAATGTGTGGTCACGGAATCACGGGCGTAATGGTTTAGTGCATAGAATGGCATGGGGTACACGATATACAGACTGCAAGTTTGAGTATAACGAAGGGCTTGGAGTGTCTGCGGTAACTGAACCCGGAGATGCCGCTTGTTCTTCAGCATTATCGTTTATTAATTGCGATTCTCGCTGGAATGGTGGTACAGCCGATGAAACACATACTTTTGATACTGGCGGCGTAAAGTTTTCAGGGGTTGTATCGGCAATATGGTTTAGGGGCGTAATTGAATCAAACAACGGATGGGGCGTAATAGTATCAAGTCAGGCATTAAGATACACGGAACAGATACGCATTGACGGCGTTCACATGGAAGATAATCCACGTTCGGATTCGGCAACGACTACCGGCGGTGCGATATTTGCGGCAGGTGATTGGGGAAATCTATCAGTTGAGAATACTTGGATAAGCTATGGCGCAAAGGCTGGCTCTACAGGCTACGGATTATACATTACCGCAGTATCAACTATTCCAGTATTTTACCCAACAGGCGAGAGATTATTTTATGATAATAATAACTGGATGTACCCGTCAGGTGCTGGTACAAATATAAAAGAGTATTTTGACTATAATTATACCAGAAACAAAACCAAAGCAACTTCAAGCCTAGACATGAATAACTATCCAATATACGATGCCTCTACAATTTCTATTGCTACAAACTCTGCTTCGGGCTACTTACAAATTAAAGATAAATATATTCTAGTTTCTGCTACGACTTCCAAAGTTATACAAGGCATAATCAATCAGTATGGTGACGGCGTAACTTATGAATTTTTAGCAGGCACAATATCAGTTAATTCACAGATTAATGTAATGAAGAATAATATTACACTTATTGGACAAGGCTATGGAACAGTATTTCTTGCAGAGCCGTGGGCTAATTGGACAACTGCCGGACACATGATTTATAGCTCTGGGACTTCTGGGCTTACTATTGGCAACATGAAACTTGACGGACTAGCCGCTAACACGGGACAATCTAAATCACCTATTACGCTTCAACGATGCAGTTATGTAGTGATAGAAGGCACATGGATTGATTATTCTGACTTGCATGGTATGTATATTGAGGGAAGCGATTATGTTTTTGTGACAAAAAACTTGCTTACCAATATAGATAATTCCGCTATATATGTGTACGGCTATGATAACATTGTAGGCGTGTATAGGGGCTATCAAAATAAAGTGTATGACAATCAAATTAGAGTTGCCAGTATCGGAATAGATTTTATCTATTGCCGTGCTGGAATAGTTAATGGTAATTATATTTGGGGGACAACTGCATGGGGCATATCTTGCGCCCAGGTCAACTATGGATTGTCGCTTTTAAACAATACTATATTTGGCGGTGCTGGAGGTGGTATTTTCTTTTACGGAACTACTACAAACGGTTTTACTTGTTCAGCAAATTTAGTATCTTGCGGCAATATAGGGATGCTTGTGCAGGGTGATATATCGGCAGGCTCTATAACGAATAACTCTATAATAATAACAGGGACAAATAATGGAATAGAAATTGGCAGTTATAATAATGTATCTAATTTGAATATCATAGGAAATTCAATTATTAATGCAGGCAATACGAAGGCTTCAATCAATGCCTATGATATGTCTAATAGCCTTGTGGCATTTAATAACTGCTCAAATACTGCAACGGGTAAATCAGAACAAGCTTTCCTATTACAGAAAGGTACAGGCAATGTTATAGCCTCAAACCTTGCATACTTACAAGATACAGCCGACTATCAGATTAATGCGTTCTGCTATCAAAACCAACTACTAGGCAACATAGCAAAAGACGGTGTTAAGATTATAGATAATGGTAGAGATACTTGCTTACAAACATTACAGGATTGTAAGTGGGGCTTCGGGGTAAGCTCGCCAACAGCTACGGTTGATGTTGCTGGGCGAGTAAAAGTTGATAATGTGTGGCATGTAGTCGGCGGTACTCATTCGGTTATAAATACCGTGCCTTGCGCTTTAAATACATGGAGTAAGATAACAAACGCAAGCGGCAATTTATTTCAAGGAACAGAGGTTGACGGTTTTTCAATGGTAAGCGATTCTATGGTAGTAACCAATGCGGGCGACTATTGGGGAAGTGTAATGATTTCATACGCCGCAAACTTGGGTAATGATTGGAGTTTTCGTATTAGCGATTTAGACACAGGATTTACTACTCTGCAAGCGGAAGGCGCTTCAACAAGCGGCTCAACAAATGTTGTAACGGTTACTATTCCGATTTACCTTAAAGCCGCCGCGAATAACAGATTTATACTTGAAGCAATGAATACAAGCACTAACGATGACTTAGATATTCATAGCATTAAATTCATTGTTACATATTTGCATGATTAAAGAAATTATTGAATTGTTAAAATTAATGTTATTAGAAATGAAACTTACAAACTCATATTTAAGATGCTTAACAGACAGGATTGAAAAAATAATAGAGCAAGAGGACTAAAATGGCAAAGATAAGTATTGATATTAAAGATGAACCGCTTATATTTCAGGCATTCTTACGTAAATATCCGATGCCGGATGCTTTTAAAAAGCCGGAAGATTGGATAAAAGAGAAATTTCGCAGAGATATTAAAATGATTGTGCAGGAATACGTTGAAAGTAATGTAATGCTAGAGGCAAATACTCAAGTAAATGAAATACTTAAAAATGCAAAAGATTCAATAATTGTGAAGGACGACATTACGGAATAAGGGGCTACTAGACATGGGCGAGAAAAACGAATACTTCGAAGAGCGCAGGGCCGCAGATAAACGCATAGAAGCAATCCAAAAAACTGTTGAGGACATACGCAATATCTTGCAAAGTGAACACGGAATTTGCGTAAGAATGAGTATTGTAGAAAGCCGGATACAGTCAACACAAACAGAGCTTTCAGAGCATAAAGAGGATCACAAAGTAAAAGACAAGGAAAAAAAAGAAACAAGTTTCCGCTGGCTAGATATATTGCTAGTAGTCGGAATGTTTGTGTTAGGGATATTAGGCTACATAAAGGCAAAATAATGAACGAAGTGCTGGAGCATTGCCCCGAGTGTTTGAATAAACATGATGAACGGATCGAGCTTGAACCTATAGAATGGTCGCCATTTGGGAAAGTGTTTCATTGCAGGAATTGCGGGAAAGAATATCAATACAAGGATTTGGAAGTAAAAATTGACACAAAAGGAGCGTAACATGGACACAAACCAGTTGAAAGAGAAGATTTATGCGGCATTTGTAGGAAGAGAAGGTGAGTTAAACCTTATCAAAGCTAGTGTTGAGAAATTTATTATGGATGTTTTGGGCGATGTTAAAGAAGTAATCATTGAACTACCGGAATTGAATGACGCAGTAAATCTAGGTATTGAAATTGCCGACGATAAGACAAATACGGGACTGCTGGACATTATAGACTCCAATATTGCTAAACTTGTTGTGGGTAGGATTATCAATGACAAGATGAAGCTTTGGTACACGACTGAAAGAGCGAAACTTTTGGAGTCGGCTAATAACGCAGGCATATAGTCATGGGCGCTTTCGACCTTACAACAAATAGAGGTGTTAAGCTAACTATCATCGGCGCCCTTGCGGGTACGATTGTGCGGGTAGGGCTTTGCTTTATTCCGCAGGTGCCGGCTTCCGTCGCCGATCAGATTTTCTGGGGCGTCGTGGGGATATTCGGCGGAAATGTAGTATCGCAACGGGTTGCCGACGGTATGTCAAAGGGCGCAACTGCAACAATAACTAACAAGGAATAAAATGTTAATAGACTTTGTAAGGCAATATAAATGGCGCTTTTCAGTCAATTACCGCTTCACAAAGATGAATATCAGGTACTTATTAAGGAAACTATTTAAAAGATGAATAGGCGAGAATTTACAAAAAATATAGCAACATTAATATTGCAAATGATAACAGACGGCAATGAGCCGGTAATTGATTATCTATTACGCTCAACAGAAGAGCAACAACGCTTATTTGCAAAGGGTGTTACGAAATGTGACGGAATCAAAAAAATATCACAACATCAAAAGGCATTGGCTGCTGATATTTACTTTGTTGTAGATGGAAAAGTAGATTTTTCCTATTTTAAGACAGCAGAACTTGCGATAAAATATCATGATTTATGGGTGACAATGGGCGGAAGAACTATGATTTCTTGGGATAAACCGCATTATGAATAGTATTTACAAATAATCATTAATATTGTAAAATATCTTTATTAAAATGAATCCGCAAAATTCAAACTACTATTCTAATATTCTTAATAACGAGCAGGATTTTAAAACATTTCTTTGCGGATTCGTTTTGCCTGCTCGTTCTATTTTTATTGGAGATAAAATATGAAGGAAATGTGGCGAGATATAAAAGGATATGAAGGGTTTTATCAGGTTAGTAATTTAGGCAGGATTAAGGGACTTAGTAGATTAGTACAACATTCAGTTGGATTTTTAAAAAAACTGAAAGGACGAATTCGGAAACTTAATTTATTTGGAATGGAGAATGACCCTGTTATATGTTGGGCTAACATTTTTTTAGTTTTGTTGGTAGTAGGCTTAATATACTTATTCGGATGGGCTTTTTTCAGGGGTGTAGACATACTGCACGATTACGATCAGAAAGTTTATGAAAAAAATAGTTTGAAATAATGCTTGACTTTATATAAAATCTTATGTATAATTGTAATGAGAGGATATAAGGGGGGTGCTTAAAATGCAACTAACCAAAAAGACAAAGTTAGCATACAAAAACAATAGCTGGGTAGCCATTAGAGGCAACAAAATTAGAGAGCTAGACCAGTCGAGAGCATTTAAAATTGTATTGTTGGCAAAATATCATAAAGGATTATAAATGAAAATAACTAGCTGTAAAATTTGCAGTAAGGTATTCCGGCCCAAACATCCGGCGCATAAAATATGCTCAAAAAAGTGTTACAAACAATCAAGAGTATTAATCAATAGACGCTATGCACTAAAGGTTAAGAACGCCAAAGAACTTAAAAATATTGAAATATAAGTGAGGTAATCATGTCATTATTTCAGTGGCTCGAAAACAGCGTCATAGATTTACAGCTTAAAATCGAAACTGAACGTGAAGGGAAAATTTACTTACTACCTGAGGAACAACGAAGAATTGACGCCGCAATACAGACTATAGTTGATATCCTCGAATCTTCCTGCAAAACTACCACTGCCGATCCTGATATAAAAAATGATGAAGCTCAACTTACGAGATAACTGATGACTCCTACAGAAACTAACGTGTTAATTATCTGTTGTATTATTATTGCTGTTTTATTTGTGGCAGCGGCCATAATAGATAGTAAATTTTTGCATAAATGAGGAGCGTAACCCATGAAACTCTACCAGCTATTAATTTTAGCAATTCTACTCGGTATTTTAGTAGAAAAAGGCATTGTTAGAAATCAAAATCCAAACGGACAACGTAATATCAGTTACGAGGTTATTGAGTCAACGGGGGTAAGATGACTGTTCCATTTGTAGCAATAAGCAATGACGAACTAGGCGAACCAATAGGCGAATATACAATATGCCCTAAATGCCATAAAAAGCACTTAGTTAGGTACGGAGATAGAATTATAGGCAGGAAAAAAGTTAAATCTACCCTTTTAGGATATGTAAAATGTGGTAAACATTGCTATATGGTTGCTGTCAAGGGATTGAAGGTATGAAAAATAAAAACTTAAAAATGACAGATGATGATGCGTTAAGAATAATTATGTTTCTTATTAAATACTTAAATTGGGGTAAAAATAAGCAGTATACACTGATTGACTGGCATAAAATCAAAAAAGAACTTATGAGGATTAAATGAACAGGGTAATAAAAGACCTAAAAGACATACTTGAGATACATCATGTAGCTATACATTTAGCTAAACATACAGACCAATTTGTAGTCATTGACCCGAAACAAGTGGCTGAATATATTTATGGCGTTGGTTATAGAAAGACAAATGAGTATTGCAATTGGAAGCCTAATCCTGATTATGAAGATTGTGGCGGCGGATATGATACATCTTGTAAAAGGCAGTTTGTATCAGAATACACACTAGAAGAATGTGATGCTGTTTATTGCCAATTTTGCGGAAAGAAAATAAAGGTTGTGAAATCTAAAGGAGGTAGTAGTGAATAGAAATGATATAAGTCAAATGCTTTTAGCTGTAGTAAACTCAAAAAGTATGCCTTTTCACTGCAAGGATAGATTGGAAAAGGAACTATTGTGTATCTTGCACGAATGCGACGAAGCCGAACGCCAAAACAAAGGCGATTCAATAATAATACCAATTATGCCTACACTTAAAGTATTGCTAGAAAAAGGAGAATAACTATGAAACAGTATAAACTTAAAGTTGACTTTTTAGGATTTAAGAAAGATACACTATTAGAATATATCATAAATAAAAATTGGTATGTGATAAAAAATTTAGCCCTTGACGATATTGTTTTTGGCATTGATATATCACTCATAAAAGCAAATCCTGAAATATTCGAGCCTGTATTATGCCTTGAGGATGAACTTTACAGACTATTAACAGAATATGCTCGATTAAATATCCAAAATCAGGCTGTTTCGACAGTTGAATACCGCAACAAAATAATCAAACTTTTTGAGGATAGGAAATGAAACTAACTGATATTGTTGTAAGCTTACCACTGGCAAAGAAGCTTAAGAGATTAAAGCTGGACTATCCCGAGAGTTTATATTATTGGGATAGCCATGCCACAGACAAGGTTACAGGGAAATACGGCATAACTTCCGACGGAGAGTATAAGGCCTATACTTCGGCGGAACTTTGGGAAATAATTCCAGATTCAATGTTTTTAGACGATAAAGAATGTCACTTTGGAATCACAAAAACACCTTACTGGTATGAGTGCGGGTATCGTGAAATAATTTATAGGTATCCTTACACAAGGCTTACTTTGGGCAAGACAGAAGCCGACGCACTTGCTGAAATGCTGATTTGGCTTAGTGGGGTGAGGAAATGAAAACCATAATCATACTCTTATTATTTACCACAAACGCTTATGGGTTTGCACCGATGCTAGTAAGCCAGATGCCGAAAGAGGCACAGGATAAGTACATTACAAATGCAATAATTGATGTGGTATGCAAGGAAGCAGGCGTTACATTTGCTGGGCGCATGGAACATATTGGAATTGATTATGTGTATATAACAGAGCCACAAACCAAATCAACAATAATGATAAAGCTTGCAGATTTCAATGAGGAGTTTATCAAACATGCTATTGAGGCAAAGCGTAAACAATTTTCTGATTATAAAAAAGGTAATGGGAAACCTAAGCCACAAATGCCTATTGATTTAAAAGAATCACATAGGGCGCAGGTGGTTTGTGAGGAGTTGGGCCTACAATTCGTAATGTATTACAATGGTAAAGTATTTTTCAATGTTCCTGAAATTCCCACTACACTTTTTATGAATTTAGAGGGATTTAATGAACGTTCAGCAAGTTTGTATATCAATGAAATTAAGCTAGAACAGCATAGAATGTACCAGAAGGCAATGGATAATTTAAGGAAATTTAAAATACGTGACTTTAACGTTGAACAAGTTAAGGAATTGCTGGGGGCGAAATAAAATGAGTGCATGGGTAAAATGTTCGTGTATGGGTTCCAAACAAGTCAAAATGAAAAAATGGCGAGTATTGCATCTGAAACATAATCATTCATACTTTGAGTCACCAAAAGGCGGTGAACATCCCTCTAATTATTCTCAAATTATTTGTATTGCAAAAGGTTGTTTGGGAAATTTTAGGACGAAAGCAAATTATGTATATAGTCTTAAAAGTGCAAAAATGAACGATTAAAATTATTGGGGGCGAAATGACACCAGAAGAATTGAAAGAATGTTTAGCGTTGCATTTAGCATGGCTGAAAGATAACACAAAGGGGGAAAGAGCCAACTTGCGCTATGCCAGCTTGCGCTCTGCCGACTTGAGCTCTGCCGACTTGAGCTATGCCGACTTGAGCTATGCCAATTTGAGCTATGCCAACTTGAGCTCTGCCAACTTGAGCTGTGCCAACTTGAGCTGTGCCAACTTGAGCTCTGCCGACTTTAGCTATGCCAACTTGAGCTCTGCCGACTTGAGCTCTGCCGACTTGAGCTCTGCCGACTTGAGCTGTGCCAACTTGAGCTCTGCCGACTTTAGCTATGCCAACTTGAGCTCTGCCGACTTGAGCTGTGCCAACTTGAGCTGTGCCGACTTGAGCAAACGCTACATACAAATATCATGTATTGGCAGTCGTAAAGATATGACAACGTATTGTTTTGATGATGATATTATTTGGTGTGGATGTTATTCCGGCACTCTCGATGATTTTGAACAAAGAGTTAAAGAAACACACAAAGATAATCCACGTTATCTTAAAGAATATCTTGAAGCGATAAAGCTATTTCGGGCATTAAAAGGAGCTTAAAATGAAAGAAGGCAATGTTCTTATGATTATGCTGGGTGTAATTATTGTTGGGATGTTGATTATGTTTTTCGGTTGCGCAACACCACAAAAGCCTAAAGATATGGGCTGGCAGGGAAACAGTATGGACGGTTGTATTGTGATGCAATTAGAGCGAGAGGACGGCACATTTATTGATAACTCACCAGAGGCAAAAGAAGCGGAAGAGAAGGCTAAACGTAAGGCTGAATTTATGAGGAAGAGCGGATTTCATTAAACTAAAACTGGACGGGTGGCGTAGTGGTTAACGCATGTGCGCTCTTAAAAGGTGGGACGCCGATTCCGGAACGGTGGAGCGATAAAACATACCACAAATCGTAGGTTCGATTCCTGCCCCGTCCAGTAAATTTTTAAATAGGAAAAGAGGTTAATAATATGAAAACTAAATATCGAAACAAGAGAGAAATTGTTTTTAAAAAAGGCGAGGAAACGCATCTGGATGAAATCGAACATTCTCAATCAACGTTTATGGGATGTTTTGACCATAAGGATGATGATGAACTGTCTGATGAACTAATCTGTAATGCAAACTGTAAGATAACTTTGGAATGGGATTAAAAACCCGAGGTTGGTAATGAAAAAAACATACTGGGTAATTAAAGACATGGACAAAGGAGCTTAAAATGAAAGAATTATTTGTGCAGTTAGTTGTAACACTTATCATGCTGTCAATATTTATAGTATTTCGTAAATTCTTCGGTTTTGAATACACTGTTTTATTTGCAATTGCATTTTCTTATGCAGGACTGATTGGAAGAATCAGGAAGATATAAAAACAGGAGCGAAACGATGGTATTAGTAACTTTGTCGTTGGCTATTATTGGATTAGCAATTGCGATATTAGGCATTTATAAGACACTAGATGAAATAGCAAATAAACTTAAAGAAACAGGAGCGAAACAATGATTGAAAGATTTGAGTTTATTGAAAAACAATGGAAATTACTTGAATGGTTATGGGTTAATAAATTTATATCAGAAAAAAAATTATTAGAAATTACAAGAGAACAAGAAATATGCCCCGAGTGGTGGGACATACCGTGCAATTGCCAAGAATGTATTAATTGTGAAAGATAAATAAAAAAGGAGCGAAACAATGAAAACTTGTGAAGATTGTAAATACTATGAAACCTGTAAGTTACATGTAAATAATTTCCCACCAACTGAGTTCTGTGAAGAATTTGAGGAGAAACAATAAAGAAGAAAAAAAATCGGAACTTGAGGATTTGAAATACGACCCAAAAGAGAAAATATTTCCTGCCGATTTTCAGGAAGATATAAGAGAAAGATTCAACGAACTCATAGACTACATTAAAAGAAAGGAGCGAAAATAACATGATTACAATCAGCATTAAAAAAATTGTAGAGCATTACCTAACAGATGATTCCAAGAAGCGGACAGCAACAATATATTTCGTTGATGATAAGTTTAAGAGCGTAACATATAAAACACGCTGCGATACATACGACCGCGCGGATTGGGAGTTTTTAGCGGATATTAATTGTCAAATAGCTAATATTGAGGAAGGGCTTCTTAAATATCCAGTACCAAAAATGCCTAAGCCAACAGCTTTTGATGAGGGCGGCAATCCTTTTAGATATAGCTCGAGTGAGGAGAAAGGGAAATGAACTATCTCTGTTCTCGTTGCGTAAATCGTAACGCCAATAAATTCTGCAAGGCTGGCAGGCCTAGAAATCAATATAAAAACTGCGCTCAGTTTGAGGCTGGGGTGCCGCATAACAGACTTGCGGGAAAAAGAATTAAGAAGTATGAGAACAATCCGATTATCAAGGAAATGCGGGCAGATATGGCAAAGTATATATGACATTATACAAACATCAAATTGAAGGTATAAAGCGAGCTATTGACAATAACGGAAAATATGCGTTTTTCTTTGATTGCGGAATAGGTAAGTGTTTAACTGCGCTCAAAACATTCGAACAGTTAAAGCTTAAAGATCAGGGATTACGAATGTTAGTGTTTGCGCCAAAGTCTATTCTAATTACTTCTTGGATTTCAGATATTAAGCAATATACTGATTTTACAGTAGGTATGCTCAAAGATACTAACAAAGGCGATATATTACTTATTAATTACGAGCTTGCTATTGCTAAAAGTGGTATTAATAAGATTGCAAAGCTTATTTCTTCCGGGCGGTGGATGGCCTGCTGCGATGAATCCAGCCGCATGAAAAATTATGACTCACAAACTACCAAATTGTTAATATCGCTAAAATGGCAATTTCAGCATAGGCTCATACTCTCAGCCACACCTTGCCCGAATACTGAGCTTGAGTTGTGGGGTCAGATTGAGTTTATAAGTACCGTACTACCAAATAAGTTTACGCAATTTAGAAACCTATACTTCCAACTTTCGCGCGGGAATCAGGTAATGGTACCAAACGGAACCATGATGAATCGCTATACTATGGGCAATCTATACCGTACAGGGTGGAAGTACACCATAACGCCACAGAAACGCGAATTATTGATGAAAATGATCGCGTCATGTTGCTATTGGGTACGCAAAGAGGATGTTTTAGACTTGCCCGAGAAAATAGACGAGATCCGGCAAATAGAGCTATCCCGCGATGAGCTTAAGGCCTATAAGTCCATGAAAGACGACTTAATCGCGGAAATAGGCGACGATATTGCCGTTGCAAGTGTTGCGCTTGCTAAGCTTATGAAGTTGCGCCAAATTACAAGCGGCTTCGCGTACAGCCTTGAAGGTAAGGCGCTACCTATTGGCAATAGCAAATTGAACGAACTACAAGCACTATTAGAAGAAATAGGCAATAAACAAGTAATAATATTCGCACAATTTCGCTATGAGATTGAGCAGATCCAATCATTACTGCCCGGCAGCGTTACACTGTACTCACAAACTGACGATAAGGAAGCTTCCATTAACCAATTTAAGAACGGCGAAGCTAAATATTTAATAGGACACCCGAAGTCAATGGCCCACGGATTAAACCTGCAATGCTGCCAGAACATGATATTTTATAGCCTCGATTATTCTTATGAGGCTTATGAGCAGGCGCGTAACCGCATTCACAGGATTGGGCAACAAGGATCTTGCACCTATTTTCACTTAATAGCTAAAGATACTATTGACGAAGCTATACTCAAAGTATTGCAGAAGAAAATTGACTTGCAAGAGGCGATAAGGGGAATAATTGAATGAAAATCTTAAATTTATATGCAGGTATCGGCGGTAATCGTAAGCTGTGGGGCGATGAACATACTATTACCGCAGTTGAATACAAGCCTGAAATAGCGGCAATTTATAAAGATTTCTTCCCGAATGATAATGTAATTGTCGGCGATGCACATGATTTTCTCCTAAAAAATTATAAATCATACGATTTCATCTGGGCTTCGCCACCATGTCCGACACATAGCCATATATATAAAGAATTAGGAGTTGAAAGGCGCGGCTGGAAAGCATTTTATCCGGACATGAGTCTATATCAAGAAATAATTATGTTGAAGCATTATTTCAAAGGGAAGTGGTGTGTTGAAAATGTTGTTAGTTATTATGAGCCGCTTATTAAGCCGCATTATTTTGGTAGTCATTATTTCTGGTCAAATTTTCACATCAAACCTGTCGAAATTGAATCAAGAGGTCACCATGTCGGAATTAAACATCTGCAAGAAATTAAGCAATTTGATTTGTCTAAATATAAAAGTATTGATAAAAGGAAATTACTGAGAAATTGTGTTGAGCCGGAATTAGGCTTACATATTCTAAACGAAAGCCAAAAAGATATATGTCCGGAGTTGTTTAAATGAGCCAGCCAGAAACGAAATTCAAGAATAAAGTATTGCGTATGATCAAGAAAGATTATCCTGGGGCTTTGGCTTTCAAGTTAAACGACGCAACACACTCGGGCTACCCGGATCTTCTCGTATTGTATAAATCAAAATGTTATTTCTTCGAGCTTAAAGTTGCGCCAAATAAAACTTCCAAAATACAAGATTATTATATTTCCGCAATTCAATCTACCGGCAACTTTGCCGGCGTTGCTTATTCTACCGACGATATATCGCGAGTGTTAAATAACGCTTGACTATGCAGAATAAGAAAAGATATAATATGTATGTAAACATTACAAATACATACGATCGGGTAAGCGATCTATCTTCATTATATAGGGCGTGTTGCTTCTTACCAGGCGACATCGCCCTAGTTTTTTTATGAGGAGATAGTATGACAACTAAAAAATATTATAGAGAAAATATTGATAAAATAAAAAAGTATAGCCATCTGTATTATCAGAAATATAAGAAATTGATTTATGCCAAAAATAAAGAATATATGATAGCTTATAGAAAACGCAATAATGCTAAATTAATACAATACGCAAAGGAATACAGAATAAATAATGCAGATGCAATTAAAAAGAAAAAGAAAATATACAATATTAAAAATAAAAATCATATTAATGAACATAAAAAGCACATTATTTATAATGGCAATAGACTGAAATTACTCAAAAAATACAATTATACCTGCCAAAAATGCAATCAATCATTTAAAGATTCTAAATTAGATATACACCATATTGATCGATTTGGAAGTAGGAATCCGGTTGCGTTGCAAAATAATAATGTAAATAATCTTATGCTCTTGTGTGAACAATGTCATCACAGATTGCATAGTACCGGCGAATCGAATGGCAATGCAAAACTAACAAATAAAAAGGTTACAGAAATAAGAAAACTCTATAATAAAAAAATATCTTATAGAATTATTACAAAACAATACAATATATCTCAGGCTGTTTTTTACAAAGTTATCAACCATATTAGTTGGAAACATGTTATATAAACTAGGGGGTGATTGAAAATGATGAATGACATAAGTGAAAAAGATTTAGTGTCACGACTTAAAAGTTTCAGGAACGAGCGAAAAGAATTAGAAATTAAGCTCGATGAAATTAAAAGAGCAGAAGCGGAAGCTGAATCTAATTTACTCGAACATCTTGAAGCCATCAACGCTACCGCTACAGCAAAGTACGATAATGTGGGGTATGCCGTTGCTATGAAACCGCGATGCTTCGCAACTTGTGTCGAAAGTGAATTTGATAACCTAAAAAATTATCTAGCAAATGAAGGCAGGCTTGACCTTGTAAAAGAAAAGGTTATGCCTTCAACCCTTTCGGCTTATGTTTCGGAACTTATTGCGGCCGGCAAGCCTATACCGGCTTGTATTAGTTATTATCTCAAAACCAGTATCAAGGTTTATTGATACGAAATTTAAACCGAAAAGGAGCTACACAATGAAAAAACAAGAAGAGCAGAAGCTAGCAGTTAAGCAGGAAACAGCAATAGCAGCACCGGGTCGCATTATCAGAGGCTTCGAAGCTGAACTCGACCAGAATGATTTAATGATACCGCGCGCTAAGCTCATCCAAAAGATGAGCGATGAGATAAACGACGGCCGGCGCGAAGGCGAGATTATCAATAGCCTCACAAAGGAAATACTACCGGCTACCTTCATACCGATTTTCGTCTATAAGCAGGTTATACGCTTTGACGAGAACAAGAAAATGTTATGGCAAACTACCGATATGAAAGATCCGCGAGTATTGGCTGAGGCTAGCTTTGGCAAGGACGGCGAAGCCCCTTTAGCACATACTTATCTCAATTTTTTCTCGGTATTTGACGGGCTGCCTATGCCAATTATAATTGGCTTTAGCAAGTCGAGTTATAAAACCGGCAAGCAATTATTATCGCTTGCCAAATTTACCGGAGATTCTATGTATGGGCGCAAGTACACACTCGGCTCTAAAAAAGTATCTGGCGATAAAGGCCAGTATGCCATTTTCACTATCAATCCGGCTGGTATAGTTACCGAAGATGAGTACAAGAACGCTGATAAATTGTGGGAAACATACTCCAACAAGGCAGCAGATCTCAAGGTACACGACGAAACAGTTGCAGAATCAGAAGTACCGGACAGCTGGAAATAACTAACAATTCATGCCGCTCGAGTTTGCTAGTCACTTCTCGGGCGGTATGTTTTTGCCTGAAAGGAATATATGAAAATGGATATAGTAGCAGGTAGTAAAAATGATGAATTTTATACACCAGAATACGCAGTTATACCTATTACTAATTATCTAAGACCAAATTCGACAATTTGGTGTCCTTTCGATACCCAGGATAGTAATTTTGTGAAAGTTTTAACAAAACTAGGACACAAAGTAATTGCAACGCATATTCATGATGGTCAAGACTTTTTTAATCATAGCGAAATTTGCGATTATATAATATCTAATCCACCCTATAGTTTAAAGTATGAAGTTTTTGAAAGATTATACGCACTAAATAAGCCATTCGCAATGTTAGTTGGAGTAGTGGGATTATTCGAAAGTCAAAAAAGATTTTATCTATTCAAGGAACATTTTTTTGAGATTATGTATTTGAATAAAAGAATATCTTATTTTAGAGATTACTTTGAACAAAAACCATCTATTAATCCTCCGTTTAGTAGTGTTTATGTTTGTTGTGGAGTCTTACCTGAAAAGATTATTTTTGAAGAAGTATATAAATGAAAAATCTATTCCCAATTACGCTGATCGTTTTAGATCTATGCGCCTCTATTGTTTACTTGTGTTATGGCGACTGGCGCCGCGCCATTTACTGGCTAGCGGCTAGTATTTTAACCTTGACAGTTACGCTGTAAAGCTATACAATATCGCAACTCCAGTACAAGGCTATTTTATGGATAACAATACAAAGCTTATTGCGCAAGTTTTTTTAATTTATAGAGGATGCTGTCCGTGGCGCAATCACGGCGGCATCCTTAATTTTATCATAAAGGAACAATGCCTATGAATGCTTTAAGTCTTGAAATGAAGATCAGGGAATTGGACTCGCAAGAAAATCTCGATATTACTAATGAGATAGGACTGGCCGAGCTAATCGTACAACTGTATGCAAATGAAATTTTATTTGTACCGGTGCTCGGATGGCTAGTTTGGAATGGTAAACAATGGGAAATTGATAATGATAATGTAGTTGTGCTGAAAGTAATTGAAATGTGTCAACAATTAAAAAAAATCATTATCAGTAAAAATGAAAAGAAAATGCTGAAATTCATACCGGATATATCACAGAATAGAAAAATCAATTCTATATTAAAGCTAGCCGGAGTTATGCCGCCGATTGTATCCAAACAAAACACACTCGATAGCACGCAAACAGATTATCTATTTAACTGTCAAAATGGTACTTTTAATCTCAACACAATGAAACTCCAGCCACACAATCCGACAGACTATATTACCAAAATTTCTAATGTTACCTACAATGAAACCGCGAAGCCTGATAAGTTTATTAAATTCCTTAATACTACCTTTTGCAATAATCAAGATACTATTAGTTATATCCAGCGATACTTTGGATATACGCTCACAGCTTGCATTAATGAGCAAAGTTTAGCTTTGTTTTGCGGAACCGGAGCGAATGGGAAAACACAACTACTTGAGATTATATCGCTCATAATGAAAGATTACTATCAAAAAATTGAGAGCAATACATTCCTCGACGATAGAGGCAACAATAAATCACTTGCGCTTGCTAATGCTAAAGGCGCTCGAATGATTTACGCTGGCGAGTTTAACGGCAAGAAAATTGACGAAGCGTTTGTCAAAACTATTACCGGGGGCGAAGAAGTGTCAGCTCGGCATCATTTTAAAAACTTTTTCCAATATTATCCGACCTATAAAATCTTTATGACTTCAAATGATAAACCCCGAGTATCAGGTAACGATCATGGCTTTTGGCGCCGATTTAAAAGTATTGAGTTTAAAAATGTTATTCCAACGAGTGATCAGATTAAGGATTTTGGACGGTTCCTGTTCAACGAAGAAGGCTCGGCAATATTTAACTGGGTACTATCTGGATATATGGCATGGATTTCACAAGGGCTCGGGTCATGTAAGGAAGTTGATGACGCTACACAGGATTATAAAGAGGAAAGCGATATATTACATGATTTCTTTCAAGATAAAATTGAGGTTGATAAGTTCTATTGTGTTAAGTCCAGCGCGCTGCATAAAGCTATAAATGACTACCGCAAGGCGGCCGGACTCAATGCTATTTCTACGCAACGCATGGCTCATTATTTAATCAATAAAGGGTTCGATAAAAAGCAGAAAACACAAGGGGCAGAAAAGGGCTCAAAATACTGGCATGGATTAGGCTTAAAAGACGCAATAGAACACGCTGACCAGAACGATTTATTAAGTGATATTTTGAATCATGACACAGAACCATTTTAGGACTATAATATAGAGTAAAAGTAGCGGAGTAAGTTATCCACAAAGTTATCCACAAGTGAAAATATTGGAAAATGTCAAAAAAAGTAGCAGATGAGGTTAAAAGTAGCAGAGTAGTAGCAGATAAAACACATTGATTTATCAACAAAGTAGCAGAGTAGAGGAGTTTTTATATACTAATAGGTTAAATAAAAATATATATATTTTATATATATGTAAAGGAAGACAAAACCTATCTGCTACCAAAAGTCTGCTACTGAGAAGAAATACTAAGGGGGTAAAATGAAAGAAATTTACAAATTAATGGCCAAGCATTCAGGTTGGTGGTTCAAGTGTGAAAAGTCGGGCTGTTTTACCGCAGCCGAATTGGCAGAATTAATCGAAATTGAAATGAGTGATGCCGATTTGGCAGAAAAGGAAAAACAATCGGAGTGGCGGGCTCAAGCTTTGGTTGCTGAATTTAAAAAAGAAATGGAATACCAGCAATGGATGAGAGATAGTAGGATTGAATACTTGTTGAGTGTAAAAAATAAATTAAACCAACAGGTAAAAAAAATGTTTGGAATGTCTAAACAGTCAGCAAATTTAGCAAGTTATCGTGATATGATAGCTAACAAACAAATAATTATTGCTAAAATTATGAGTAATATTGAAAATCTAAGATCTTGGGACGATAATAAAATATCTGATATTGATATTGAAAATGCTAGGAACTATTCGCTTGATAAGTTATTGGATATTAAAAAGAATTTTGCATTATGTATTAATCATCAGGATACTAAGCCGAGTATGTACTGTAAGAAGAATTTTGCTCATTGTTTCGTATGTGGATGGACTGGAAGCGCAATAGATGTGGTTATGAAGCTGGAAGGATTAGACTTTGTGGCGGCAGTTAAGAGGTTAAATGAGTAATGAATTTGTTGGGATGTTAAACAAGTATTTGGTAGGCAAGGCATGGCTAGCAGCCCGTCCACCATGCAAGGATCTTGAAGATAAGTTTTACGCGAAAGTCAAAGCGCCCTTGGCCGCGATAATTGAAACAGACGAGGAAATGTTATTGATAATGCGTATTTGTGATAAGTTTAATGCGGTTAAGGTTATGTGGAAAGAAAAGAAGGCTAAGGCTTGACATTTGGAAATATATATTATAGCATATATAATAATACTATAAATGAGTATATAATATAATGCTGGCTATGTAATTCTATGCTAAAAGGGGTTAAAATGCTTAAATGCGAGTTTTGTGGAAAGGATTTTTTAGAAAGGAATTTAGAAAATGGAAATTCTAAAAAATATTGTAATAGTAAATGTAGAAGTTATGAAAATATGCTTCATTGGTTATTAAAGAAAAAAAATAAAGGGCAACAAATATGCGAAACAAAAAGCGTATAAAGCAGAAAACAGAGCAAAAATGGGTATGTGATACTTGCAATAACACTTTTACGGCTTATACGCCAATTACCGGAGCGCATTGTGTAAAGTGTAACAAACCTATGCGATTAAACCTTGGTATAATTGTGTAAAATTAAAAAATAAAGCTTGACTTTTGGCGCAATATTTTATATAATCCGTATATAATGCAAAATAAATCTTTGCAATTTACAATAAAACTCTCAAGCGGCAGGTTACCGCGTGGGAGTTTTTTTCATTATAGCGGGGCTAAACCGAATCGGATAACTAAATATCATACAAGCGATTTATGCGTTTATGCCCTGCGCTTTTTTTTATGACAATACTACAATACGCAGCTTTTCTTTCAGTAACTTTAATATTCCTCGTGCTTGCTTTACGCGCGTGTTACTTTCTTTTTGTTTGCAAAGCCGATCCGATAAAATCTATTCTTCCGGACTTTGCGCTTAAAATGTTTAAGATAGATACTGATAAAAAATTTCATAAAACTATCGAAGTTTCGAGCTAATTCAGTACAAGGAATATTCAATGGCTTTTAAAGCAGGACAAAGTGGTAATCCCGGCGGTAAACCTAAGATGTCTGAGGGATTAACTAAAATTTTAAAAAAAGGCGCTGATGAAGCGCTTTTGCAAGTTATAAAATTATCACAAAAAGCGCAAAGCGATAAAATAAAATTAGCTGCTTGCCAGTATTTGATTGATAGGCAATATGGAAAAGCTGTACAGCCGATAGGTAATGACGATGATCAGCCATTTTTGGTTAAATGGAAAGAATAGTAGAAATACCTTATAAGCCACATGATGCACAGTTGTTATTGCATCAAGACAAGCATAGATTTAAAACGATTGTGTGCGGTAGGCGGTTTGGTAAAACAGTATATGCAGACAATAAGCTCATTCGCAGAGCAATAGAAGATCCAGGCCCTTATGGGTATATTGCTCCGACATACGGACAAGCAAAATTAATTACTTGGGAACTATTAAAATATTACGCAGTACCTGAGATTCGACAAGGACAGCCGAATGAAACAGACTTATTGGTAAATTTTAAAAGTGGTGGACAAGTAAGATTATTTGGTGCAGATAAGCCCGATAGAATTAGAGGTTCAAAGTTTAAAGGTTTAATTATTGACGAATACGCTGATATGAAGCGTAAGATATTTGAGTTAATACTAAGACCGACGTTAGCAGATTATAAAGGGTGGTGCGATTTTTTAGGAACTCCAAAAGGAAAATTAAACCATTTTTATGAAATGTTTATCAAAGACCAACAATATGCGGATTTAGATTATAGAGATATAAACGGGAATCCAGTTTTGCCAGATAAAGATTTTAAAAGCTTTCAATTTAAGACTGAGGATAATCCGTATATAGACAGGCAGGAAATTGAAGACGCAAGAAGGATGTTAGCTGCAGCATATTTCCGGCAAGAGTGGGAAGCAAGCTTTGAAAACTATACTGGAATTATTTACAAAGAGTTTGAGCCGGCCCGACACATAATAAGTATTCAGCCGGGCTTTGTAAAAGATTGGTGGCGAGTATTTGTCGGGTTAGATACAGGACGACATACAGCAGTAAGTTTTGTAGCAGTTGACGATCAGGGCAAGAAGTATGTATTTGATGAGATATACGATTATGATGGTGTAGTAAAAGACATAGCATTTCAAATTAAAATAAAATTGTCTAAGTGGCGAATAAACAGGGCAACATACATAATTGACTCGGCCTCGCAAGTTAAGCGAGAATATGAGCGACACGGAATAGCAGCACTTGATAGCGAGAAAGATGTTGAAAACCAAATAGCACAAGTAAGAAATCATTTTCAGAATGATATGCTCTTTATAAACGGCGAAGATGCGCCAATGCACATTGTAGAGCATAAAGGTTATGTATGGGACGAGAAAAGCAAGAAGCCGAAGCCTGAGCCATTAAAAGAAAACGATCATTCAGTTAGCGCGGTTCAGTATGTTCTCTCAACTTATATGGCGACAAAATCAATAGACCATGCACAAGAGAAAAAACAAAAGCAGAGTATCGCTTATTTAAATACAAACAAGCCGCGAGGCACGGCTATATTCAGGAATAGTTAGAGGAGGCAGCAAAATGGCAAGAGTAGATTTAAAACAGTTTCTACCGTCGGACAAGAATTTTCAAGCTAATGGAGACTTAATGCTTGGTACAACGATACAAAATTTTGGGCTTGGGAAATACAGTGTTCAAATGGTATTTCTCGGTATGGCAATACCGTCTAAGGTAGTCGGAACTTTCGAAGAAGCGACAGCGCTAGAAAATAAGATTTGGAAGGCGGTATTACAATGACTGAAGAATTTGAAAAGTTAAAGAGCATGATATTGGATATTGACAATCGTATCTCGGCACTTGAGAATGATAGAAGCCCGGATGCATTGCACAATAAGTTACAGTTTATGGGTGGAATATTAGAAGAGCATACTAACAAAATATCACAGATTGAAAACTTAATAACAACGCAAGACGAAAACAATATTGAAGAGTTTACCGCGCAGGAATTGTTAAAATGGTATCGGGCGAGCGGGTTATTTGTTAGCGATGTACAGAATTTTATCAACGATCCGAAGATAAGCGCAAATGGCGTATTGAATGGCAATTGTACAGATAAGTATTTAATATCAAGACTTGGCAAGTGGTTTAGAACTAGAGCTATTAAGCGCAATACTGGGAGTGGGCTGTAATGCTTGAGCAGTTATGGAATACAATCAGGCCGAACAAAAGATTGACTCAGTATGGCACAGTAGCATTACATATATTTGACGATAGAACACTATTAGAAAAGTTGTGCGGTAAAGTAGATAACTGGATATTTGAGTATCGGCAAAGACAGAGGTTGCAAAAGTCAATCCGCAAACAAGTTTGGCATAGTTTCTACTCGTTGGGCTTAGGTGGAATAGTAGATTCGCCGGAGAAGATACGCAACTGGGAAAAGAAAGGTTATGCCTGGGCAACTGCAAGAGAATTTGAGCAGACAGCGGACAGAGCGCAGAAGCGTATTGAGGCTGAGCAGAACACAAAGATAAGAAAGAAAGTAGAATACGCGGCCCGGCAGATTGCACAGGGTAGAAGCTATATCAAAGAGCAGCGTGAAATGCGTGAGAAATTATTAAGGCGAGGAAAATGAACGATCCTAAAAAAGTATTATTTGAGAAAATATTAAAACTTTGGGAAGAAGGCGAGAACCAGAGCTCAATAATTAATGATTTATACGAGTATTATGCCGGAACTAATTACAAGAATCCAGCCGATTCGTTTTTTCTTAAAGAGAATAGAACTCCGCTAAATGTTATAGGCCAGATTATAGACGCTAAACATTCGGCGGTACTTGACGCTCAGTTTAACGCTTCAGTTGTGCCGGATATATATAACTTTTCAGATATGCAAGCAATTAAAGCTTTGCAGAATGTTGCTAATGTTTTAAATAAAGGGTTACAGCAAGTATTAAAGAAAAATTGTGAAGATGACATTAAAGAACGAGCGTTAAAGTGGGGCTTTATTAAGCGTGGCGCTACTCAGGTTATTTGGGATACGACAAACAATACCGACGGCGATATAAAAATAAGTGTTGTTGATCCGCGCAACTTACGATATACGAAAGGCGCTCAGTCAGTGGACGAGCTTACGATGGTTGCGTATTCAGTTGATATAGACGCCGCTATTGTAAAGCGCGATTACGCGCGTATGCCAGACGGTAGCTTTGATATTGAGCTATGCAAGCGTATAGATGAGGCAGTAGGCAATAAAGATTTATCAAAAGATAAGGGTAATGATAAAGCAATTGCACCTTACCAAACTGATAATTCGGCTGGGCTTGCCTATGTCAAAGATAGTCAAGCACAATCCGCTGGTAAGATATTGACAATAGTAGTTATGTTCTTATTTGACGGAACTTTAGAAGCGCCAGTTGAAGGGCAAACTCCCGAAGATGTTGAGCTTCAAAACGAGATGAAGCTTAAATATCCGAATGGGCGTTTGATTATGTTTGTGCCGAATAAAGAGAAACAATTAATACTAAAAGACGAAGCCGCGCCGGAATCGTTTAAGAGTTTAGGGAATATAGATTTCTTACTGCTTAATAAATTTAGCGGGTTAGATGTGAAGAGTGAAGTTGATAATCTTATTGGCGGGCAAGATAGGATTAATGGCACGATAAGAAAGTTAAGAGCGACAGTTGGCGGAAATATTAACTCAGTATTATTCGACGAAAGACATAGAGGGATTGTTGAGGACAACGCATTTGTAAATTTACCAGTTGTGTTTATTGACGGGCTTGGTGACTTTCAGCCGCCAGTGCTAAATAATGGCGGTATTGAACAAGCAATGAAGTTGCGCGAGTTAATCGAAAGCTATAAAAATGATATGTACGAAATAGCGCGCATAAACAGAGCATGGGTAAGCGGCGAGAATCAAGATAATGTCAAATCTGGCGATCATGCAGACGCGCTTAACGAATCGGCAATGTCGGCTATCCGGTCATTACAGCGCAACTTTAAGGATTACTGGATTGGAGTTTGTGAGAAAGTAATATCATTAATGCTTGAGAATTATACTACACAAAGATTGATTGAGATAGGTAGTGGAGTAACCGCGCAAGAATATGCTATGTTTGATACTGAGATAGGCGAAGATGGCCAGCCGCAGAAAACAATAAAATTTATAGATGAAGCCGGCAAGATAGCAGATATGATTAAGATTGACCCGGCATGGAAATTCAAGATTGAAGTTACAAGCGGGACAGATATACCGCGCTCAAGGTTAGAAAATTCAAGGCTTGTAGATGAAGTTATAGCATCGCCGATTATGCAGACTGGTGATATTGACATGATAGATATGTATCTAACAGCAAAAGATTTTCCGAATCGCCATGCAGTAGTTGAAATGCTCAAGAAGAAAATGGAACAAAAGGCTAAGAATCCGGAGCCGATACTTGAGCAATTAGGCAAGAATCCTGATATGATGAAAGCATGGTCAGATTTATTCAAGGCTTTGGAAGGACACCCAAACGCGCAAGGTCAATTGTTAGAGCGTGCGGGCTTAAATCCCGAAACAGGAACTATTACAAGTTTACCTGCTAATTTAGTAACTAGCAGATCACAAGCGAAAGATATTGCATTAATAGCACCAGCTCAAGTAAGCGAGAATCCGAAACAAGCTAAATTCGGTCACGATCAAGCAACAGATGTAGAAATAATAACTCATGCTGAAAAACAAAATCAGCATAAGTTTGTGCCTGAGGAGGCCAAATGAAGTATGTCGCAGGTAGAAAGTTTAAGATTAGCGGTATAGATTTAGATATTGAGGTAAATGGTTGTTTCCCGGGTGGTCAAGGCCGCTCAATTCGTTGGATGCAGAACAGTTACCAGATAACAATGAACGGAATCCCGATGGAGATTACTGAGCAGGGATTGGAAACGCTCGAGAACGCAATGCACGAAATAGCAATAGTAGAAACAGATGGGCCGGTTAATTCGCAAGAGCCACTAGTTGAGAAGAAGAAAAGAGGCAGGCCCCGTAAATGAAGATAGTTTGTCCGAAGTGCGGCAAATTTCTCTTTATTGTTAATGAAACTAAAAGTAATGATTTTAAGAATACGAAGAAAATAAAAATATGGTGTAAAGTTTGCAAGAAAGAAATAGAAATAGAAATAGAAATTTGAAAATTTAATAAAGTTTTCAGAGCCACTAGAGCCAATATTTGCGAGGGAGCGAAAGCGTCATTACCTCGAAATATTGGCTTATTTTTTTGGGGAAATTATGAATCCATTAAAAGCAGCTTATCAGGAAATATTAAATAAATCGAAGTTGAAAGGCTTGCAAGAGTTTGCGAGTAATCCTGATACACATAAGAACGCTGATGAATTAGTTGGTGATTTAACTATAGGACAGCCATTTTCGCAAGTACCGGGGCAAGTTGCAACAAGATTTAATGAAGCAAAAGCAATCGTAAAGAATCCCGCCGGAGAATTTAATAAATATAATGAAGCTGAGATGCGCAAACCGTTAAAGCAACGGATAGAAGAAAACTTAGGAATGGCAGCAGGGATACTTGGCGAAGATTCAAGATTTGGAGAAGCGCTAAGAATTGATAAGCAAAACTCAAGAATAAAAATATTAAAAAAAGCACAAGAAATGAGTAAACATTTGAACTCAGCAAAAGTATTGCCTAAGACAGCAAATGAGATTGCGCTAAAAAAGATGATAGAAGAGAGCGGCGGTGTATATGGTGGCGTGATGCACTCGCCGGATTCAAGTATTGTAAATTTTACGGCAAAACGTGGCGAAACTAGCTTTCCTATGGCTTTGGAAACTAATAATCTAACACCGGAAATAATCAAAGCAAAAATATTAGAAAAATCTAAATTAGATGCCGCTGAGTTAGTAAGAAAAGCTAATTTAAGAAATAAAAAAGGGAGTGTGAAATAAAATGGATGAAGAAATGATGCAGGGTGAGCAGAGTGAGGACGCACAGCTTGATCAGATATTACAGCTTTGCCAAAGTGGTAATCCGCAGGCACTCGGTGAGATTGCCAGAATTGTTGAAGGTATGAAGGCCGCACAGGCACAGGAAGAGCAGGTACTTGGCGCCGAAGGAACGGACGGCGAAGGCGAACAGGCAGCGCCGGAAGGTATGGCTCAGCGCGTAATGAATAGGATCAAAAAAGGTGAGTAATAACCTTGAGGAGATTATGTGAAAGTAGAATACGGAGTCGAGAATGGTGGAACGCCAAATGGTGATAGGGCAAGCTTAGAACGGCTTGCGGCTGAAGTAAACGAAAGAGAACGGCAACGCTATTTGTCTATATTGAAACAGAAGCAAGACGCGAAAGACAGAGCAAACAACGCTCAAAACCGCTAAACGAAAGCGGACTAAAACGGAGGCAACACAAATGGAATTAGAAACAAGCTCTTTGACAGATAATGTAACACCGGAAACACCAGCAATACCAAACGGACAAGAAGCTACTCCCGAAGCAGCTCCGGCAGACGCAGGAACTCCTGCACAACAGCCGACAGCGCAGGAAATAGCAGATTGGACTAAGGATCAACGCTATGAGCGGATGTGGAAAAAAGACCCAAATGCGCTATATAAGAGTTACCGGGAAGCCGATAAACTTATTGAGGGGCAATATAAGCCTTTAAGAGCGCAAGCGGAAACTTTTACCAAACTTTTCAAGGAATACGGTTACGAAGCAGACCCTGCGCAGATTAAACAAGCAATGGACGAGCTAAAGACTTGGAAAGACCCGGAAAATCCGACTATTAAGCGTGCTAATTACTTCTCTTACTTCTATGATCATCCCGAATATAAGGGTGAAGTAGAAACAATGTTTGAAGGTTTACGGAAACGAGAAATTCGCAAACAATTCGGCGACGGAGTATCTGACGAGATAGTTAATGAGATTATCGCAAACCGCAAATATAGAGAAGAGCAGGAAGCTAAAGAAAAAGCGAGAATCGAGCAAGAGCAACATTCAAAGCTAGTTGGCACGATTGATGAAGGGTGGAAGCGTGTTGAATCCGAAGCGAAAGCTATGGGGTTCCCGGTAACGGAAGAAATAAGACAGCAACTATTAGAAGTATGCGCGAAAGAAGATGTTGATCCTCGCTTTATGTATTATAAATTTCAAGATATGTTCAAAGACGAGGTTTCGAAATATCGGAGATTGTCAGTACAGAGTGAGCAAAAGAAACTAGCAGAGAAAAACAAAAGAGCCGGAATTATACCGGCAAGCTCGACGCCTTCAAGGCCGGTTAGCAAAGCGGCTACAAATCCGAATATGTTAAACAGGGTCATGGAGAGAATAGGGCTAAAAACTTAATACAGGAGAACTTAAATGGGTATCGGACTTACAGAACTACAAGCTGCGGTAACGCAGGAGATATTTCCCGAAGTAGCTGATGGATTAAAATATTCAACAGCACTTTGGAATCACCTTTCAACGAAAGGTAAAAAGAAACAGGACGGTGGATTAAATCTTCAATTTCCGTTGAAGGCACTTGTTAATGCGTCACAGGCCGCAATAGCCGGAGATAGCGGACTCACAGACAATAACCCTTCTCAGCAGATGATTTACGGTTTGCTTTACTGGAAGTATAACTATTTCGCAGTAAATCTTACCTTGCAGGATATGAACGTTGCTTCTGGCGACAATCAGAAAGTAGAGTTTGCAGTTGAAAAAGCACAAGGCGCAAAAGCTGATTTTATGAGATCGCTTTCTGTTCAGTCTTGGGGTACTTCTGCTAGTAATTCACTTCTGCTTGACGGTATGCAGGATATTCTTGCGGCAAGCGGTACTTCGTATGCTGGTATTCTTAATACCACGTACGACCCGACTGTTTATGACGCAACAAATATTAAGAACGTATATTCACCGCTTGTTTATACCGACACAACTGTTTCACCGAAAACACTCGCTAAACTTACTTCCGGCGTAATGGCAAGGATGCAGGCTGGCGCGGATATGAATGAAACAATTATGGGATATTGCAATACTTCCCTGTTTGCTTCTATTCTTACGCTTGCTCAGGCTTCTCAGTTTATTATGGGAAATGTTGAGAAAGCTAATCTCGGATTCAAGGGCTTCAAGCTCAATGGCGTATGCGATGTTTACCTTGATGTCAATTGCCCGGGCTCTGGATATGGCACAGCTGATAACTGGCTTGTTATGTTCCCTGAATCAGCATTGAAATTCTATTACAACTACGGCCTTGGCGACGCTTCGCCGATTGATGGTAAGATGGATATACCTGC